AATGACAGGAGCGAAGTGATGATTGAGAAAGAAACTAAATTCCCATGCTCAATGCTCGGCGATACGGATAGCTTGACAATTGACTGGAGCCAGCAAGACCGCATCTTTTTCGACTCAGTATCTGGTCACGAATCGGCGGAAATAGCGCTTGGTCGAAAGCAGGTAGAATCGTTGCGAGACCAACTCAATGCATGGCTTGCGGAGCGTGCGAAATGAGCGGGCATACTCCGGGGCCTTGGAAGTGGGATACCGACTTCAATGGCTTGTACAATATGGATGTGCCGGAGACTGTGCTCGATTTCGAGCCATGGGAAGGAATGCGTCTTGAGTATCACGCGGATCAGGATCGGCGAGAGGCCAACGCCAGCCTAATCGCCGCCGCGCCATGCTTGCTTGAGGCGCTCGAAACAATCACAGCCCTGTACGCCGATGAAATGTACAGCGAACGCAGCTGCAAAGAAGAAGACCTTCCAGAAGTCATGGCTGCACGCAAAGCCATCGCCCGCGCAAAAGGAGAAGCATAATGAATATCAAGGAACCGATTCACCTGAAGATCGTCACCAATAATCTGGAAATGCATGATGCATTCAGGGAGCGTATGGCGGGAGCTCATCTTGATTCAATTGGCGGTCTTGAATTCTGCGTTGTGTCCTCTGAAATAAAAGACGGGGCTGTGAAGGCCGACCTCATGCAGTTTTTGCGGGTGACTCATATCAAGCCTTGCGCTGGATGGGCTGGAGAGGGTAAGCCGCCAGTCGGAACATTGTGCGAGTTCGCCTATCACCGATACCCCGAGAGCTGGTACGCCGGAACCATTCGCTACATGAGCGGTGTGACCTGCGTGATCGAAACAGGCTTGCGCTGCGAAAAGATTGAGCATCCTGACATTCTGATATTCCGCCCAATCCGCACGCCCGAGCAGATCGCGGCTGACCAATACGAGCAAGACGCCAAGGAGATTGCTAAAATACTCAGCGACCTGGATGGCGCCGATAACACCTTCGTCGCCAAGACTCTGCTTGATTGTGGTTATCGCCGCTTCGAAAGCGTAGAGTCCTAACCATGTGGCTGCTCATTCTGGCATTGAACTACGGCTCAGCCACAATGGGCCCAACCGAATTCCCAACCGAATCGGCTTGCCAGGCTGCTGGCGAGTCGAGGCGGTATATGGGGAAGCCTGTTGTTTTCGTTTGTAGGAGGGTTGAGTGATGAGTCTTTTCCAGTGTGAAGTGTGCGGCTGCTGTGAAAATACAGCTCTTGCGTGCCAGGGTTTTGTTTATATGGCTGATTGCTTCAGTTGGGCGTATGCGCCAGAAAGAGAAGGCAAGCGACTTTGTAGCGCTTGCGGGCCGGTCAGCTACAAGACCGAAGGGCCGACAAAATTCGGCAAATGGCATGACCAATTTGAAAGGCTGTTCCTGCCTATGGGTCAGTTCAAAACAAATGATCGTGGCGATCTCGAGCATATTGAGTCAGGCTCTACTGCCTTGAGATCATTCGCACTGGACGCCGCGCAATGCCTAAACAAATCCGCCTAACCCGCAAGCGCCTAGAATGGGCAGCTCCACGCCAGGCAACCCTAAAAGGCACGCGCCTGCCTCCATACTCAGCCGCCGCATCAGCCAAATATCAGGCATCACTTGATCGCCTGGTTCAGCAGATGCAGAAGGAGTACAACGCGGAGGTGAGGAAACTGTTCCGCCAGCATGCCGATGAAGAATCTGCGCTGGCGATGGACTCGATTAACAATTATGTGGTGTTCATTGGGGCGCTCGATGCCTCATTGGCTAGCCAGGCACGCATCCTCTTCAGCTGGCTAGGCCAGAAGTACGCCAAACTGTTCGCGTCACGTGCTACCGGCATGACTGAGCGTATGATTGATTCCAGCTCTATGGCGTCAAAGAGGGCGCTCGGGGAGTCGCTGAAGAAGATCAGCGGCGGGATTACGATTCCGGTGCCTGATATGCCTGGGCAGCTGAGCGAGAAGATCGCGGCCGCCACGGCTGAGAACGTCGGCCTGATCAAGTCCATCCAGCAGCAGTACCACGAGCGGATCTCGCAATTGGTTCTGCGCTCGGTATCGACTGGCGGCAATGGCGCCCAGGATATTTTCGAGGGGATTCGCCATTACGATGGGCTGACTGAGAATCGGGCCAAGCTGATCGCGGTAGACCAGACTCGCAAGGTGACGACCGCGATGAACGTCGAGCGCGCCAAGTCGGTAGGCATGAAGCGCTGGGAGTGGGTTCATTCTGGTGGCGGTAGCGAGCCTCGGAAGCTGCACCTGCAATACGACGGGCAGATATTTGATTATGATGATCCGCCTGTTATCGAGGAGCGGACTGGCGAGCGTGGCTTTCCTGGGCAGCTGATTAACTGCCGCTGCACTATGGCGCCAGTGCTTGAGTTGGGCGATGCGGAGGATGTACAATAACAAGTATTCGGCGAAAGCCAAAAAGAGCATGGGGCGTCAACCCTCTGCGGTGTAGATCTGAGATTCTTCAGGGAGCCAAAAGCAGTTGACCAACTGAGGGGCAGTGCCTCGGTGCCAAACTCAAAAAAGCCCGCACCTAAACCCTGCGGGCTTTTTTATTGCCCTTAAAAAATCCAGCTGATAGACTCAGTGCATCAAGAACTATCGGCCTAATAGAAATGGCGGAACAATCCAAGCGCATGATGGACTGGAACGGCTTCATGGAGGTTCGGGATAACCCGATTTCCAAAGTCGGCATCTTTCCGTATCTGGGTTCCGAGATTCCAGGCGCCGAAGAACCGGACCGCATCTATCAGGTTTACCGTCCAGCCGAAGAACTCGCTCGCCAAGAAACCATCGACAGCTTCAAGCTGATGCCGTTCATTGATGAGCACGAGATTCTCGGCAAGGCCGGAATGCCCGCCGAACGCAAAGGCATGCAGGGCACGCTAGGCGAGCAGATCTATTTCGATGCGCCATACCTGCGCGGCAATATCAAAATCCATTCCAGCGCGGCCCAATCGCTTATCAAGGCGGGAAAGGTCGAGCTATCCCCATGCTACGGATGCGACTGGGTGAAGGGTGATGGTACCTTCGAAGGCCAGCCTTACCAGTACACGCAGCGGAACATCATGGGCAACCACCTTGCATTGGTCGAAGAGGGGCGAACCGGCCCTGACGTGGCCGTACAAGACCACCGCACATTTTCTCTTGACTCATCGAGGCTATTACCGATGGAATTTACCCCAGAGCAACTTGCTCAACTCAAGGCGCTGATCGCCGAGATGATGGGCACCAAGACCGGGGATGAAGACCCGGTGAAACCAGCAGCTGTCGATGCTGATCCTGAAATGCCCGCAGACGAAGACGTGATCGTTGACCCGGTCGCTGAAGTCACTCCAGCACAAGCTGGCGCAGCTGAAGAGGCGGTAGTCGCCGCTGAATCTGCCCAAGCAGCTATCGAAGAAGTCGCCGCCGCCATTGAAGAAGTTGCCTCGGCAGCTGAAGAAGTGGTTGCCGCTGCTGATGGCAAGCGCAAGCCCGCACAGGACAAGTTGACTGCTGCCAAGGGCAAGCTTACCGCCGCTCGAGCCAAGCACTCCAAGCTGGCTGCTGACGCCAAGGTCAAGGCGACTCTCGCCAAAGACGGCGCACTGGCTCGTCAGGTGCAGGTTCTACAAGATGAGATCAAAGCTCTGAAGGCCAAGCCTGCGCAGGACTCCGGCCTGGCACTTATCACTCAGGTTGCCGACCGTGACGCGCTCGCCAAGCAAGTGACTCAGCATGTCGGCGTGTTCGATGCTTCCCGCATGACTGCGGACGGCGTTGCCAAATACGCAGTCGACAAGCTCGGCATCAAATGCACCAAGGGCCATGAAGCAATCGCCCTGGATGCCTGGATGCAAGGTCGCAGGCCTGCTCACGAAACCATCGCCCGCGACAGCGGCCCGAAAACCGGCGCTGATTCGGCCCACTCTCTCTGGACTCAGAAGGAAGGCAAATAATGGCTATCCCATATACCGCCATCAACCAGCTCGTCTCGGGCA